CGTCCGTTGACAGGACCCATATCGACGAGTTGCACAACGGATCCCGGTGGAGCCGTCCACCGGGAAGCTCTGCATTTCACCGTCACGGTGGCAGACTTCTTCCCACGATCGTAGTCGAAGTCGATTGTGTCGATCCCGGTGGTCTGCTCGTCGATGGTCATCTGCGGGCGACTCTTCATGAGCGTGTCATCGCTAATCCAGTAGAAAACCCCGCTGACGAAGAACGCACGAACGGAAACCTCGTCAGCGAGTCGCTGGATACAGCGCCATGAGTTCTCTGGTAACCACTTCCCGGTCCCAGTATCGTCTGGCTCTCCACGATAGAAGAGATATTGCCCGCCAAGTCCACCGATGTCGACGTTCTGGGTGTTCGATTCGGAGAGAGGGATCTCATTGTCGGTGCCAGGAACACCGTACACCGTGGCGAACCTCTCCGCCTCGACGCGATGGAGCGCATATCGCTCTGGAAACCTTGAATGCTGGACCGCCTGGCAGAGAGGTCCATAAGGCATGTGCGGATCACCGTTAAAGACCCTAATCGCTGCATTATAGAACAGGCGAGCAGAGGTAGCGGGGTTCATGCGGTCGAGAGTTGATCCCCAGCTGGGCCGTTGCTGGAAGACGCCGCAGCTGTCTCCATCGGAATTTGCCTCATCGGGGTTGGTCAGATGCGTCTCGGTGATCGCGGTCATGATCGCGCACACGAGAAGCTTCCTGTTGACTTTCATCACCATACCAACATCGAGGATCATTTCTGCGATGTCCAGCTGAGCATCGGTGGGCGGATTCCCGTCGACCAGAAGATCGGCTCCGGTGGGTGAATCGCTCCGCTTCGGACCGGTCCCCTCTGGGACGTTGCCAGGTCGTTTGGCCGTGTTGTTCTGGGCAGATCGTGGTAGACCACGAGTGCGGAAATAGTCGCCAGACGAACCTGACGTACTGCCTGTTTTGTCCGACCACCTGTTCTTGTCCTTGGGCTGCTCGACGGGCATGACCGTGTGAAGCTCAGGCATGACGACCGGGATCTTGAACTCTTTGACCTCTCGAATCAGGTTGAGAATGAACTCTGCGCGCGTGACCTTCGTGCGATTCGCCTGCTTGAACTTCGCATAGGTTCGCAGCACAGCAATCTCTCTATCTTCAAAGAGGCATTCCAGGTCACTGCCATTCTTGTTGACTTGCGCCAGCCGGAACCACAGTCCATCAATCTTGACGTCGGTCGCCTGACTCAATCGCCCCGAGCGCAGAATCTCTCTGTCATCGTCATTGAGCTTGACGTGCAGGGTGCTGGCTCCCTCGATAGTCCGCTCGATCACGATGTCCGTGACGAAGTCGATGACGTCGATACCCTGCGAGTCCTTGAGTCGGAATACCAGGTGACTGAGATTGACGTCCCCAAGCCCTTCCAGCTGCGTAGTCTTGAGTTTGGAGCGCTCAAGTTTCTCGCGCGCAGTAGGCTTGATCTCAGTTGATGGGGTCTTCTTCGCAGTGGTTTTCTGAGCGCCAGCACCAGGAGGTCCGAACACGATCTGGTCTGTATACTGATTGACCAGAAGGTCTCCCTCCCACTCAAGGGGAGATCCGATGATCGCGTACTTCGACTCGTCAGAGAAACTCGTGTCATATGGAGTCTTGTACGTGTCCGGGAAATGTTGCCCCTCATGCCAGTCAGCAGCGATGACCGGTTCGTGCTTCCAGAACCCACGCATGTCGTAGTCGACTGTGCCAGCATTGACATTAAAGGGGACATTTTTAGAGGCCACCCACGCCCGGAAGTCGCGCTCTTCTGCATCTGTAAGAGATTCCTGGTACGGGCCAGGGATCGCCCACTCTTCCATGTAGGCAAACGCAGCCTCATAGTAAGCTGGGCCTTCCTGCGTAAAGAGTGGAGGCCCAATCGCCATTTAGAAGCGACGATCCTGATTAGAATTCGCAGTCTCAGGGATCTTGATGATGGATCCTGCTGCGACGCTGGACCCGCGATGTCCATTCGCCTCCGCGATTACTTTCCACTGGGCAGCATCGCCGTATTCACGGGCGGCGATGCTCCGAAGACTCTCGCCATCCTTTACCGTGTAAAGATGGTATCCGGGGTTGCTGTTGTTGGACTTGTGCTTTGTGCGGCTTCTGTCGGTACCGGGCATGTCGCCGCGAGTCTTGACCAGATCAGGCTTGATCGATTCCAGTAGCGTCAGATTCGCATCCTGCCGCACTCGGAAGCGCTTCCCATTCCTAAGAACCCAGATCGCCATGTTGCCCCAGGAAATGTCAGAGATCACCCAACGATCACCCTGTCGCGGCACACCGCCGGTGATGAAAAGCTCCGGCGGTGGGGTGAACGCGCCAGGAGACTGAGCAAGACGAGAGAGGTTAGTGCATGGACCCTCGACGCTGTTCTCTTCTGCCCAACCGTCGAATAGGATCGGGACTTGCATCGAAAAGGGTGCTCGACCCGTCCAATTTGTGATCCCAGGCCGGTGGGGACGATCGACAACATCCCACGCGCCGTATCCTCCAGACAGGATCGGCGGACCTGCCCCGCGCAGGCAGACAACCTGTGGAAGATGGCTCGCGATCGGCCTAAGGATATAAGTGTCGGCCATTAACGCCTCGCTGCTTTCGTCTCGTTTGCACGTGCGACCGTTTCGGCCAGGACACGACCATCGACCACGAGCTTAACAATGATAGTCCCTCCGCCGCCGGCCATTTGACCGCCAAGATCGAGTTCGATGGGGGACGACTTGCCAACAGGGGTTACCCGTGCACCGCGTGGGAGCTGCAGAAGCTCTGGTCCGCGCTCACCTACCCAGCCGATACCACCACTCGCAACGGAAACTCCTGTTGCTGCGGTTGGTCCAAGCGGAGGAAGAAGTGATCGGAAAAGCTCACTCTTTCCGCCCATCCCCTTGACAAACCACCTGGGCAGCTTGATGACCCAGTGATAAAGGTCAACAACCGCATTCTTCACGTAGACTACCGCACCCCTGAGATGCCCGAACAGATCGATCAGCAGGTCGATAGCCTTGATCATGGTCCCAAAGATGGGGATCATGTACCAGTGAGCGACCAGCCAATGCCAGAGGTCCTTCATCTTGTCTCCGAACGCCTTCCACTTCCAGATCAAGATGACGAAGATAGCGATGAGAGCGACAGCCGCAAGGATGATCCATGTGATCGGGTTTGCCAGGAGTGCGATGGTCTGTGCCCAGATCGCCGGAACAGTGGCCCAGACTGCTACAGCGAATCCCCACATCGCGCGACCAGCCTTGGCTATCTTCCCCTCGTTCATGAAGACAGACTTCCTGAAGACGCCGCGATTCTGGATAACCTCGACCGTCTTGGTGGCGAAGAGGTAGCTCCTAATCGCTCCGACCAGACCCCTGAGAGACTTCGCTTCCAGGCCCATCCAGAAGACGTATAGCTTCTTAACCTTCGTAGCTCGCCCTGTTACGAATGTCGCAATGGCGGTTGCTGCAGACCAGATCTTCGTAGCGAACGCCGCCGCAAGAGTAACAGAGCGCTCGATGATGAGCAGGCCGATGATAACCGCAAGCGGGTATTTCAGAACCTCAAGCGCATGGCCGATTGCGCTCAACCCGAACGCCAGCATCGGAAGGGTGTGCTCACCCGGAGACAACGAAACCCACGCGATGAGGAACGACTCCGCCAGAGGCTGGAGAACATCGAGAAGCTCATGCAAGACATCTGTCAGGTTGGTGAACAGGCCGGCTAGGTTGGTGCCCTTGCCTAGCTGCTTGTCTACGTTCGCCAGGACGCCGGTGAGGCCACCCTCCTGGAACGCCTTGTTTGACGTGATCGCGATGTGGATCAGCAGCGGGAGGATCTGATTCGACAGCTGGTCGTACCAAGGCTTCGTGATCGCGCCGAACAGCTGCGACCCGTAGTCACGTAGCGTGGTCAGTCGACCAGTGAACGTCTTCTGGAAGTCGGCGCTTGCGCCACCGAACTTCTCGCGCCAATACGCGGTGATGGCGTCGATGGCGAGTTTAGATGGGATGCCCAACTGGCCGATCTGGCCAAAGTCCTCTGGGCCAACCCCAAGTCTCTTCTGGAAATCTTCCGGCGAGAACAGACCCAGCTCCTGCAGCTGCCGAAGATCCTGTCCGAGGACACGCCCGGCGGTTCTCATTTGACCGAGAGCCAGGACAGCCCTGTCGATGGCGTCCCCGCCAAGACCCATTCCCGCGACGGCATCTGCGGTGTCGCGCAGGAGGGCATTCGACTCGTCGATGGAGAATCCGAACGCGAGGAACTTGCGCGTAGCATCGACGACTTGAGTGAACTCGAACGGCGTGTGCGCAGCCAGTTCGAAAAGTGTGTGCAGTTCCTGGTCAGCAGCCTCTGTAGAGCCGAGGAACCTGGTGAACGCCAGCCGGTTCAGCTCCATCGACTGGTTGAACTTGAAGCCCATCGCTCCAGCGGCAGCTACCAAACCACCGAGTGCGAGCGTGACTCCGTAGACCGTACGACGAACCGTGAACATGGCCTGGTTGAACCAGAATCCATGGTTCCCAGCGGTCCGCAGGGACTGGCCCGTCCGGTCTGCAGCGTGTCCGACTTGCCGGACAGACGCACCAGCGGCTCTCGCTTGCGCGATGAAGCGCTGCGCGTTCTGCATCTCCAGACGGACCATCACCCACTGAGGCGTGCTCACTGTGCTACCTGTACTCTCTGGTGGGGACATCCGCCAGGACGTTCCTTTGCCATGTTGCAGTTCCAGCAGAGGACTTGGACTTCACGCCAGTCGCCCATGGCTATTTTCTTATAATACGTGTAAGCGGCTTGCTTCCTGCGATTACGATGGGCCTGACCGTTTCCATTGATATGGTCTATCGTCAGGAAAGCCTCGTCCGTCTCACCACAGCACTCGCAGGCAGAGCCAAGGAACTCGAACGCTTTGAGCCTCCACATCGCTGTGAGGTTGCGCTTCCTCAGCGCTGCCTGCTCGTTGCTGTCGCTCACGTCTTAACAGCCTTCCAGATCGAGTTGGCGATGTCCTGGGCCAGCGACTTGTCGAGTTCCTGACGGCGACGGATCCACCGCTGGCTGATATAGAACATCACAGCCTGGTCCACGAAGTTGTCTGACTCAAGGAATCGCATGGGGTCCATCCCGGCGAGGGCGACATCGACCGCCAGATGAATGGGGTTCGTTCCACCATCATCCTCGCCTAGGGCCGTTCCCCCAGGCTCGCCATGAACTCGTTGTTGGCGTTCTGAGTGGTCCCAGCCATCCAGCCGGTGACGACCTGCGCATGTTGCAGGATCGCCGGCTCGTTGTACCCGAAGACGGCTTTGACGACCTCACGTGCTGTGTTGGCCTCCACCCCGAGAAATTCCGCCATCCGGGGTCCATACAGGACCGGGGGTTCGTCCGGCCCGAAGGATTCCGCGAGAGGATGGAATTGCTCCCCGTCGTAGTAGTAGAAGCCCTCGCAGGATGCGACCAATGCATCGATCGCAGAGTAGAAGGCACGATCGATGTCGTCCTTGTACTCCCGGTTGATCTTGTTGCTGATCCGCTTGATGTCGCCGTCGACGGTCAGAAGACGGTACTTCACGTAGAGCGAATCGTAACCAGGGATCGCCTCCATCAAGGAGTGATCACTGGTCATCCGCTTGTGCTGCTCGCGGATGGAGTCGAGGATGGAATTGGGAGCCGCCGGAGCGGCCCCCACTTCCGTGATGCTCTCTGAATCAGTCATGGTGCCTCCCGTGGTGACTGATGGTTACCCAGCCTTCTGCATACCAGTGGGCATGCCGTCGACCGTGAACTCCATCTCGATCAGACCTGCGTCCGACGAGGTGGAGTCGTGGTCCGGGAACCCCACGCGCTTGAGGATTCCACGGTAGACGATCGGCTTGCCCCAGACGTTCCCTTCCTGGTCGAGGGGCTGCTTGGTGATGATGGCCCGAGCCTTGCCGACCCAGCCGATCAGCCGGTCAGACTCGATGTGGTCGCGTCCCAGCTTGTAGAGACGCCGGATGGTGAGGTTCTCGACGGTCCGTGAACCTCCGAGGGATTCGGGGTCTTTCATCCCTCCGGGCTTCCACGTGAACTCTTCCGAGTCCACATCGCCGCCCTCCTGCTGGTCGTACGTGCCGAACCCGATGGGGTTGCTCTGTCCAGGCGGAATGATGCCCACCTTGACATCCCAGGTGTCAGCACGTGTACCGCCAGGAGTCGTCGACATAGTTCACCTCCCTTCTACAGCGTCTGCTGGACGGAGACCTTGACCAGTTCCATCTGCACGAACTCTGCGAATGGGCTGATCCTCACGGCGACGACGAGATGCAGCTCGCGGGCTGCGATCGTCTCGTCCGTGTTGACGTTCGGGTACGAGGCGTCGACGTTGAACGCCTCTGCGGGAGTCGATCCGTAGAGCGAATCCGCCTCGTACATCGGCTGCAGAATGCCGGTCATCTCCCCCTCGATCTGGGAGAACAGCCGACCACGACCGTCGATCTGGTCGAACACGTGCGATTCGAGGACCCGACCCCCGAGCGCCGCGATCTGCATCAGCAGGCGAGAACCGCTGAACTCGACCCAGTTCGGCTCGGCCACCGGGTCGACCACCGTCCGGTATCCGTACGTCCGGATGCCGCCGAACTTGGTGATGGCGATGTCTACGCCATGCTCGTTGAGGTCCTCCCGGTCGGCGTCCGACCATGGCACCTGGCTCAGTCCCGTCGCGAAGAGGGACATCCCCAGGTCACCCGCCGACGCCACGTTCGCCGTGTACGTAACATCGTTCCGTGCGATGATGCCCGCCTCGATTGCTGAGTACGGGATCGTACGAGTGGTCCCCGCCACGACGCCAGGAACCTTCGCCCATGGGGAGAATGCGGCACCCCAACGGCGGTTGAGGCCCATGGCCGCGACCGCTGCCTTGAGCGTGGACTTCGACGACGAGTCCGGCAGGTCCAGGAGAGCGACCCGGTTCCGAGCCTCGGCGTGGTTCAGCAGGGCCGTGTGTGCCGTGCCGGTCGTGCGACCCGGCATCGACACCTGCCCAGGACCGAGGTCCTTGGAAATGGCATCGAGCGCGGTCTGCCAGTTCGCATCGACCGCGTTGACGCGGTCGTCGGTGCCGCCGGTCAGAGCCGACAGAGCAACGACCGCCGGGTCGAGGGCGGACGCGCCGAGCGCGATGGTAACCCAGTCGTTCTGTGCGCCCCACGCGACAGCGGCTGCGTTGTCGAGAAGATCGGTCGACCTCTCGATTTCCACACCGCCACGGTAGAGGACGAGAACGAACGAGCCGCCGACGCTACCGGCGACGACCGCAATCCCGAGGGTGTTCCCCCAGTCGCCAGGACTCTTGGCGGTGACGACGAGAGAGATCGCCGACGTTCCGTCCAGCAGGTTCTTCGACGAGATGATTGCCGCCGGCCCGACGACACGACTCACGTAGACCCTGCGACCTCCCTCGTGGAAGTAGCCGTCGAGCCAGTCGTAGACGAACCCGTAGGTCACGCGATCGCCGAAGATGCGGACGTAGTCGGACATGTTCCGGCAGAGAGCCGGGACGAGCGGACCCCTCTCCGTGAGGCCCACGACGTATGCGACTCCGACATCGGTTGGCGCACCGCGGGGAGGCGGAAGCTCGCGGATGACGACTTCAGTTCCCGGACGTGGCATTTACTTCTTCACCCCCTTCTCTACGAGCGCGACAACTTCGTCACGAGTGGCGTCTTCCGGCACATCAATGCTGAGTGCCTCGGCGACTGACAGCCATTCTGTCTTCGCTGCGTTCTTCGACGGCAGAATGGCCTGGACATCGGGAGCCTCTGGAGCCTCGATCAGCTGACCCTCCTCGATGAGGCGCTTGTTGTGGTCCGCATCGGTGGCATCGTCGTCCAGTTCGACGTAACCACCTGGCTCGATGACTCTTCCGTCATCCAGATCCTCGATGTGATTGCTCACATTTCTGTATCTCATGTTTCCCTCCTCTCTAGCTGTCGAGTGGCTCACCCGGCATTCGCCGGAACAAATGTAGGAAAGTGGTGAGTACACGACCCCAGACGCTGCCAGGAATCGTGTCTGGCGTGGGAGGAACTGTCTCCCGTGGACCGCCCTCGCGGTTGATGATGTTCTCTACCTCGAAAACCATGGTGATAGCTGATGAGGCCATCGTGCGGGTTCCCTGCGGATCTGTCGTCGCTTCGTTGTAGTCCTCAGCCTCCCATTCGACCCCAGCGGCGACCCCACCGAGAGTTCTCTTCTGCAACAAGATTGCCCTGACGGCAGCAGCGTAAATCTGGTTGTTCCTGTTCGTCGTGGTCTTGTCTATCCCGTGGCAATAGGTCAGGACAGTTACTCGCCAGAATCCGCTGTAACGTCCGTCCCCGTACATGCGCGGTGGTCGGGCCATCCCGGTGTTGACCACGACCACCGCTGGCATCTGTTCCTCCGGCCAACGCGCCTGATCGTTCCGGACGTTGTATGATCTTGGAGGTACCAGATGATTCGGATCGTCGAGCGAATGGGCGATGCCGTTCTGCAGACAGAGATCCTTGATGTATGTCGGCATCCAGTTCCGCAGAGTGGCCTCAGCTGCGTTATCCAACCGATTTGCGGAGAAGATCGGCTCGATGACGGAGATAGAGCCACCGTGATCCGGGTCTGGGACCGGAGGAATGTCCGGGTTGAGAAAGATCGTGATCGGCTCGACAGGGTTGACGATGCGACCTGCGATCGGGGATGTGTAGATCGCCAACCCGAGAGCGATGTCAGCGTCATGGTCCGTCTGCGGGGCCAGGATTGCCTCGCTCGGGCCGATGACTCCGGCAGCCACGAGCGCATTCGCGGCCTGAGACGGAGTCATGCCGCGCACGTCCGGGACCATGACGACTTGGACGCCCATTATCTGAATGGTCCAAACGATCGGCCAAGGGGTCCCTTGGACAGTTTCTGAGAGATAGCCATCATTCGGGCGATCTTCATGATGTGCCGCTCTATCTCCTTGGCGAAGGCCTGCTGATCATCGAAGGTGAAACGGATGAAGGGGCGCTTCTTCATGTTCCCCTCACCAGTCTGGTGCAGACGCCCGTAGTTGTATGACCCACGCCTGCTTTTGCCTTTGCGCTTCCGTGGCATCGATTTCGGTGCAAAGACGATGTGGGTTTTGAGGATCCGAGCACTCTGGTACGGATGACGAGGAGAAGTCATCGCGTCCCGTAGCGTACCGGACGAGACTAGAACTCCTGGCCCCAAGCCGAATCTCGCTTTCTCGTCGATGGTCACAGGAGTGTTCGGTGGCCAAGGCTTGAATCCGCCTCGTGCGCCCTCCGTGTCGAAGGTTTCGTCGACGATGTCCAGGATGACCTCGTAGATTTCCTCCATCGCCGGCTTGACGTTGGTGGCCTGCCAGCCCAGAGATTCGATCGCGGCAGCCGCCGTCTCCACGCCGAACGTCTTGATAGTGAACTCTACGGGGTCAGCTGGCACTACATCACCGTCTGCCAGCCAACCAGGCCGCCATCGTTTGCAGGGAAGTAGTATTCCGGCATCCCGCCTGTGCCCGTATCCGGATCTGCATCTGGGTCACGACTGATCGCTTCCAGAAGCTTGATCAGGTTCTCGTCGTACAGGACCTTGTACTGCTCGTACGGGGAGATGTTCGCGGCGACCTGCTCCGGGAAGTAGGTCAGCTCAACGAGCATCGCTGTGCGAAGCGCGGTCAATCCCCTAGCGTCGTCGTAAAACTCTGCCGGTACCTCGCGCCCCAGGTCGCGGGACACGTCACGGACGGCGACCTGGATCAAGCCCTGGACCTCTTCCGAGGTCGGGCGGGTCTCCATCGTGAAGTAGCCGAGTTCCTGGCCGGTGGGGATGATGGTCCTGGTCCTGAGCAGACCTCCGACCATGGCGTTCGTCGGCGTGTAGCTGTAAGCCGGCGTGTTCTGGATGGGAGTGGTTGGCTGCTCCTGATCACCGGTGCTGTCCAACCAGACGATGCGATACCAGCCACCGGTCTGGATCGTGGCAAGCTCGGTCGTGAAGGAGCGCGACTTCGGGTGGGCAGGGTCCGTGTCGAGCGGCGTGATGTTCTTCACTTCCAGAGCAACCCATGGCCCTTCGCGGTTCATGGATTCCTCGATGCGCGCCTGGGTCCACGGGAGGGAGTCGAACCTCGCGGTGGGGGTCCAGTCTGTGAAGCCGACAACGTACATTAGCTCACACTCCCCGGATTGGATGTGACCAGCTCTCCGCTTCTCCCTGGACCGGAGAGTGCTCCGGCAGCCCCGAATACCAGCTCGCCACCCGCCGTTTCAGGGAGAACCGTGGCGGGGTCTCCCTGGAACGAGGAGGCCGCTAGCAGTAGCTCCCGCTCCGTTATCAGGCCCAGAGTGAAGAGTTTGTAAAGCGCTGCGTGGTATGGAGCCTCGCGCTCGATCAACTGGGAGAGGTTCGCGATCTTCGATGTGACGAGGATGCGCCCGCTTTCCCGCTCGACCACGAAACCGATTGTGATGATTTGGCCACCCTGGCTTGTAGTCGGCATCTCT